GAGCTTCTTCTGTTGGCATTGGAACAACTGCAGTTAATGTTACTGCACAAAATATAAATCTTAATGCTGGAACTATCCTTTACAATACGCCAGGAGCATTTTTTGAATCTATCGTTGGTACATTTTCAGTTACTTCCGATTCTATTTTATTTAACTCTTCTTTCCCCGTACCATTTAATGTCCCTACTGTTTCTATTGCATCAACATCTCTTTTACCTGCATTTTCGATAGGTCAAAATGTTGATGGAACTGGAGAAGATCATATTGGATTTACATATGATAACATTGGAGGAACTGCCGGTGTTGGTGGAACAGCAAGAATCTTTACATCAAATGGTGATTTAAAAATTGTAACAGATTATAATGGAATTGCAACAGGTTCAAATATCACTGTTGGATCTGAGAATATTATTTTTACAGATAAACTAGAAACTCAAGAACATTTAAGAATTACAAGCTCTGGTGTTGGTATTGGAACCACAAATCCAACAAGTGCTCTTACAGTAACTGGAGATATAAACGCAACAGGTGTAGTTACCGCAACTTCCTTTGTTGGCGATGGTTCTGGTTTAACTGGTGTTATTGGTTCTGGTTCAGGAATTGTTGTTTTAGATGATGGTTCACCTATAGGAACTGCGGGAACCATTGATTTTGGTGCAAATCTATCAGTATCTGCAATTTCTGCTGGTGTTGTTACTATTACTGCTTCTACCGGAACACCATCGCAGTGGGTATCAACAGCAATAGGAATTCACACACTCTCTAATGTTGGCATTGGAACCACAAATCCAACAAGTGCTCTTACAGTTAAAGGAAATACTTCTCTTGAAATTTTAAATATTTCTGGTGTTTCTACTTTTGTTGGGGGTCTTTTTGCGAATGATATTTATGTTGGAGATTATGATAGAATATTCTTTGGTAATAATTCCAACTTTACTATTGGTTATGATACTGGCAATGGAGAAAGTTTAATTAAAAATCAAACTTCTGCTCCTTTTGCAATTGATTTGGGATCAAACAACGCATCTACACTTACAGTTAGAACTGGATTTGGTAACACATTAGCATATTTCTCAAGAACTAATGTTCAACTTTATGAATCAACTAATAAAAAGTTTGAAACTATCGGTGCTGGTGTAACAGTCACTGGAACTACTTTTACAAATCAGTTAAGTGTTTCTGGAGTAACCACAACCGCAGGACTTATTGTTTCAAATATTGCAGACTTTAATGGATCTGATGCACTCTTATATTTTAATAACGATCAAAAGTTTGCTACAAAAAATGACGGTATTCAAGTTACTGGGTTAAACAGAATTGTATCATCTACTTTTGGATTTGGAAATAATGGTATTAAAATCACCACCGATTCAACAGATCAAGCAGACATCTATCATACATCTGCTGGAATTCTTAATATTGACAACTACAGAGCAACTGGTGGAAGTATTGCATTTAGAGCTACTGATGGTTCCGGAAACACAACTGAACAAGCAAGAATTACAAGTTCTGGTGTTGGTATTGGAACCACAAATCCAACATCAAAACTAACCGTTCGTGGTGGTGATATTTCTGTTGGTGTTAGCACTGCTCACGGTGTTGTTCTTACATCACCGAATGGAACTCAATATCGTCTTATTGTCAGTGATGCAGGTGCTTTAAGTACAGTTGCAGTATAACTCATAAATAAATAAAAAACTCCACAAATGGCCGCAATTATAACTGATCAGATTAGAATATTAAATGCTAAAAACTTTGTTGCTGGAGTAACTACCTCTGCTAATTCTTATTATACTTTTGTTGGTCTTCCAAACCCAACAAATATTCAAAGTGATTGGGACACCACTCCACCATCTCCTAGAGATAGTTTTGATGAAGAAAATAATTATTGGGACACGATAATTGCCCTGAAGAAAATTAATTCTTCAGATGTTCGTCAGGTAGTTCAAAAAAGAGTATGGTCTTCAGGAACTACCTATGATTATTATAGACATGATTATAGTAGATCAAATGTTGCACCAGTTTCTGGTGCAACAAGTTTGTATTCTTCATCATACTATGTTTTAAATAGTGACTATAGGGTTTATATTTGCCTACAAAATGGAACAGATCCTACTTATCCAAATGGTAGACCTTCATTAGATGAACCAACATTTGTAGATTTAGAGCCCAGAGCGGCTGGAGCAAGTGGAGATGGATATGTTTGGAAATATTTGTATACGATTAAACCAAGTGATATTGTAAAATTTGAGTCAACAAACTTTATGCCTGTCCCATTAAATTGGGAAACAAGTGCAGATAATGCTTCAGTAAGAAATAATGCAGTTGATGGATCAATAAAAATAGTAACAGTCAAAAATCGCGGTGTTGGTGTAGGAACGGCAAACAGAACTTATACGAGAGTCCCTATAAAAGGTGATGGTACCGGTGCAGAATGCACTATTGTTGTGAATAATGACCAACAAGTGGAGTCGGTAGTAGTATCAAATCAAGGTTCTGGATATACTTATGGAAATGTTGATTTAGTTGGCGGTAACGTTCCAACAGGATCCGTTAGACCAACATTTGACGTAATTATTTCCCCTAAGGGAGGGCATGGAGCGGATATTTATAGAGAGTTGGGTGCATATAATGTTCTTCTTTACTCTAGAATTGAAAATGATTCCCAAAACCCAGATTTTATAACTGGAAACCAGATTGCAAGAGTTGGTGTTGTTGAAAATCCAAAACAGTTTGGTTCAACTCAGTTATTAAATACGGATAAAGCAAGTGCTGCTTATGCAATAAGACTAACTGGTATTGGATACAGTTCTGCAACTTTTTCTCCAGATTCACTAATTACACAAACCGTAGGAACTGGAATAACTGCTTCTGGTAGAGTGATTAGTTATGACCAGACAACTGGGGTTCTAAAATATTGGCAAGATAGGACTCTTGCTGGATTTAGTACTGGAAGCACATCTGTTGGTACGGCACAAACAAATCCACAATATGGATTCGATTTAGTTGAATTCACAAATAATCCATCATCAGGCGGAAGTCTAGTTATTAATGGAAACACCGGTGCAACGTTATCAATTAGCACATCTTTTACGGGCATATCTACCGTAATAAATAGTAGGACCTACTATCTTGGTCAGTCTTTTGTAAACGGTCTAGCAAATCCAGAGGTCAAAAAGTATTCTGGAAACATCATTTATGTTGATAATAGACCAGCAATTACTAGATCATCAAACCAAAAAGAAGATATCAAAGTCATTTTGCAGTTCTAAAGAATTATGTCTCAAGTAACAAACCTCAATGTATCGCCATATTTTGACGATTTTGATGCAAATAATGACTATTATAAGGTTCTTTTTAAGCCTGGATATCCAATTCAAGCAAGAGAACTGACCACTCTACAAACTATTTTACAAAATCAAGTTGAAAAGTTTGGCCAACATTTTTTTAAAGAGGGTGCAAAAGTAATTCCAGGCAATACCTCATATAATCAGTTCTATTATGCAGTAGAGCTGAATAATACTTATTTGGGTGTTCCTCTAGATGCATATGCGGAACAACTTGTTGGGACAAAAATTACTGGGCAGACTTCTGGAATCACTGCAGTAGTAGAAAAAGTATTACTATCTACTGACTCGGAAAGAGGAAATGTTACTCTATATGTAAACTATCTAAGTTCTAGTACACAAAATAATTCAACTGTTCAATTTTTAGATGGAGAAAATCTATCTTCAAATACGGTTATTACATCTGGATTGTTAGGGAATACTTCAATTTCCGCAGGAACTCCTTTTGGAATTACAATTGCCAATAATGCAACTTCTATTGGTTCTGCCTTTTCAATTACTGAGGGTGTTTACTTTATAAGAGGTTACTTTGTAACAGTAAATACAGAGACTTTAATTCTAGATCAATATTCAAACAACCCAAATTATAGAGTGGGATTGTTTATAAATGAAGAAGTTATTAATTCGGATATTGACGAAGCATTAAATGATAATTCTCAAGGATTTAATAATTATGCTGCACCCGGGGCAGACAGATTAAAAATCTCCGTATCTCTGTTCAAAAAAGATTTAACAGATTTTAACGATAATAATTTTGTCGAGTTAGCAACTATTGTAGATGGTGTAATAAAGACCGTTAGAACACCTAAAGACTACAATTTAATCCAAGATGAGTTAGCTAGAAGAACTTATGCAGAATCTGGAGACTATTATGTAACTCCATTTGATTTAAGCATCAAAGAATCTTTGAATGATGGTTTAGGTAATAGAGGTGTATTTAATCAAGGTCAGTTTACTTATGGTGGGTCTACTCCATCAGAGAATCTTGCAATTTATCAAATTTCTCCCGGAAAGGCATTTGTAAGAGGATATGAAGTAGAAACCACTTCTCCTGTATTTTTAGATTCAGATAAACCAAGAGCAACGTCTACTCTCAAAGATTTATCAATTAATTATAATACTGGTTCAACTCTAACACTAAACAGAGTATTTGGAACTCCTATCATTGGAATAGGGAATACTTATGTTTTAAGTTTGAGAGATTCGAGAGTTGGAACTGCGTCAACTATTGCTGCAGGAAAAGAAATCGGTGTAGCTAGAGTCTATGATTTTAGATTAGAATCTGGTTCTTATGACACCACCAATCCAAATTTAAATCAATGGAATATTTCATTATATGATGTACAAACTACAACTGAAATAACTTTAAACGAACCAATTACACTTTCCGTTCCCACATTCGTAAAAGGAAAAAATAGTGGGGCTACTGCATTTTTAAAGAATTCTGTAACTAATAGTGCATCTATTGTTCTTTATCAAAAGAGTGGTGATTTTATTCCAAATGAATCTTTCATAATTGACGGAATTAGAAATAATAGAGTTGCTATAGCTATTACTTCTTATGGTATTACTGACGTAAAATCCGTTTATGGTATTGTTGGAACTGCAAAAACATTTAATGCGGATACTTTGCAGGCAGATTCGTATAATGTTGGTATTGCTACTATCAGTGGGGCAACTGGTGGCATAAGCACTATCACAAGCACGAATGAAAATTTCCCCGGTAAGATTGTTAGAGTAGGAAATCTAGTCAAGTTTAGCAATAATTCAACATCACTTCCAGTATATGCTAGTGTTGTGAGTGTCGGTAAAACGACAATAACAGTATCTGGAGTTGCAACAGTAACTGATGTAAATCAGGGAGGACTTCCAGCATCAACTCTTAGCGTTTCTGATCTTAAAATTCTTGGTACAAAATTATCAAGATCGACAGACGACACCTTATACACCATTTTACCTAGACCTAACGTATCAACGGTAGATCTTACCAATGCTTCATTAACGGTCAGAAAAACTTTTAACGTTACTATTGCGAATAATCAGTTATCTACACCAGTTACTGCTGGAGATAATGAAACATTTTTGCCATTTGATGAGGAAAGATATTCATTAATTAGATCAGATGGAAGTACAGAAGTTCTCACCTCTGATAGAATTGATTTTATTAATGGTTCGACTCAAATTCAAATTTATAATTTAGGAACAAACGATAATGCAACTTTGGTTGCCACTTTAAGAAAGATTAAACCCAAATCAAAAATTAAATTGAAAAATAGGGTTTCCTCCTTAA